TTCCATTCTTTCGTTGTCATTGATTAGATATGGACTCAGATAGCCTTCATCCAACTCGAATCCTGTGGTTATGCTAAGATCAGTCTGAACCCCACCCGATTCTTGAACAGTAATGACGCCATATTTGCCTACTTCTTGAACCGCATCAGCAATCAATTTTCCAATCGCAGGGTCATTGTTTGCTGCAACTGTGGCTACTTGCTGAATCATTTCATTTGAGTCGGTAGGTATGGATAATCCGGTAATCGCATCAGCAGCATGAAAAATTGCGTCTTCAATACCTTCGGTTAGTGTGACGGGGTTGCATCCATCAAGCACATGAGCCATCCCATTACGGGATATTTCCTCCGCGAGTAAGGTTGCAGTAGTAGTCCCATCACCTGCTGTGTTCTGTGCGTTGATGGCTACCTCTTGAAGCATCTTCACGCCTAACATTTCAAAGGGACATTCCAACTCTACATCCTTTGCTATGGTAACACCATCGTTAATGACGGATGGTGCGCCCCAGGGTCGCTCAAGTATGACTGTTCGAGCAGCAGGTCCGAGAGTCCACTTCACCGCGTCGGCTACTGTCTGTATTCCGGTGAGTAACTTCTTCTTTGCTTCTGCTCCTGTCAGTATCTTCTTCATCATACCACCTTTCCTACAATCTGATCCAATTCAATCAAACAGATATTCCAACCAGGAACAGCCAAAGGATTACCGACATAGAGAACCTTGTCACCTTTGCGTATTCCTTCCACATCTCCACCTATCTCAGTAACTATTCCAGCTCGAACTGCATCATCTTCTGATAGCAAAATTACGCCCCCTTCGGGACGCACATTTGCATGGGTTATCAGCACCGTTTTCCCATGTGGGATCACAAACATTTTTTTCTTAACTTTCTCGTCTTCTTTCATTATAACCACTCTGTTTTTGACACGCCATTCATAGCATTGTGTAGGTTCTGCATCGACCAACCCGCGACGGTGTATAGGGGTTTCACTTTATTCACGATGAATCTCTCTACCATGATACGGTAGCCAACTTTCGTGATGCCCTCAATCTCGTTAGGATTGTCGAATGCGATATATTGGCCCTCATTATTGATTGCGACCAAGAAGTAGTCTCCAGATTTGTAACCCTTGCCTAAGTGTTTGTTAGCCCACGCTGCACCGGCAGACGCACCGGACAATACTGAGTATTTATCCAGGTTACGTGTGAGTTTACCTTTCATGAATAGTTCAGATGCTTCTAATTGACCCTTGATTGCGGTGTCGATTAGAGAACATAACTCATCATCAACCAAGCTGGCTGTCGCACCTGATAGAATGTGGTCGAGAGTAGTCTGCATGGCCTTTTTCATAGCGTTAGGCATTCGAGCCTGAATCAATTCAATCCCCTTAACGTAAGTCTTTGGATCATGATGCTCACCATCAGTCCATGACACCTTACACGCATAGCGATTCTTTGCTATGATGAGGAATGAGTCACACCACTTCTCAAACTCGACCTCGATTGGGGCCATTAGAGTGTTGAGATGGCGATTCAACGCCTCACCTTCTTCTGCACTTGCAACGTCGATGAAGATTGAATCAGTATGCCCGTATCGACAGGTATGACCGGCTTCTTCTGCATAATCTCGAAGTTGCCCCAATGTCTCTCTGCTTGTGAATGTGATTGCTGCTGCTACTTTGGGGTGATATAGCCCATATTTAGCATCCCCACAGATACCGTAGAGGGAAGCCACCAGGGATTTCATAGCGTGTTGCATAGCGTCCCATTTGGCTACAATATGGGGCGATTGACCCTTTGTTTTCATTTTCCTTTTGTATTCGTTGCGGAGCTGGGTAAGGCGGTCCATGCTACGAACCAACAAACCCTTCTGATCCAATGAGAATTTAGTCCCGTTCCCACAGTCCACCCCTTCATCATCAAGCGTGTCCCATGATATGTTCGACTTAGCAGCATTACTGTGATACATGGCCTTAATGTCAAGAATTCCTATGTTTGGGTAGATCCCTGGGTCTGCATCTTGAATGTCTGCCCCTTGATAATCCACCTTGTCGAACTGTGGGCGTGTAGGTATGCGCTCAGTAAACTCTTCATCACGTAAGAAGAGGCCCGTCGCTAACTTTGTGACCTTGTGAGTGTCCCTAAACTGCACTTGAGCCGCATGAGCAAGCGATATGAAGTGTTCACTAACATTGAGCAGTTCATCCAACCTTTCAGTAAGCAAAACGTCCATACCATTGTAGTCAATGTAGGTAGCAACATCAGTATAGAAGGTATCGTGACCGTCTTTCAATTCCAATTTCCTCTCCTTGAGTGCGGCCCACGCTACATCATCCAGCTTCTTTGATGCGAGTTGCCCATGTTTGAGAACCCATAACTTCTCGAACCCAACCATCAGGTCAAAACATAGGCGACCTGGAATGGGTTGATCCCAATCACTATACTCAAACCGATGACGGTTGAATGGTGAAAGATTTGATGGGTTCAACTGACACGCTCTCATGCGTTTGGAAAGTTGCTGAATGTCTGCACCTTGCAGATACCAACCAATCAGTATATCGGGGTCCATCTTCTTGATGTGAGAGGTGAAATGTTCGAGTAGGGATTTCTCATCCTTGAAGGCCATGAGGGGAGGGTCGAAAAGAACCTCCTTTTTGCCTTCAGGGTGGTCTTTGCAGGGAAGGGTAGTGTGTCGGCCTGGTTCTATCTCATCAGGCTTCTGCGCCCAATAGAACAATCGCCCTGTGTAAGAGTCCTTCAGTCCTATGATCGTGATTTCACCGCTCTCTGTTTTCCATTCCAGGTCCAGGTATGCTTTGCGATAATTGTATTGAGGTATAGGTTCGTTCTGATCCGCCAAAACTCGATTGACAAAGGGGATATTACCCTCCCATGTTTGATACCCTGTATCTTTCAAAAAATCCCGCAGTTCCCCAGGTGCGTTGAATATGAGTTTAGTCAATTCTTCCCCATATACCCCCACATATCCATCATTAGAGTCCGAGTGAGTCATGGCTCCAAAGTTCATTTCCATGTGGTCATCAGTCCTGATGAAGCAGTAGGGCAGAACGTCTGTTATACGCTCTTGAATGCGCTTATCACTCTCATCACGATAGCGAAGATAGACGGTTCTCCCTCTACCCTGTTCAACAATCATAGCAAGCCCAATCTAAGCACCAATTTAAGGCTACCTGTCACTCTGATTTCCGGCCTCGCTTTCGAGCTGGTATGTTGTGCTTCTGAAGCCAATACTGAATCGTCATTGAACTAACCCCGAACTGCTTTCCAATATCTGCAAGGGTTCGACCATCAACAGCATAGGCATTGAATAGCCAGGAAGCGTCCTGATACAGACATTCTGTTGGCTGTTCACCAAATTTGGCTATGAAGAATACATCTGTTTGACAATCTTCACAGGTTCGCACAATCCTACTCTCTTCGTAGGGAATTTCTAATTGCTTATCGAAAGACACATGACTTCCGCACCGAGGACAAGATACTCGCATGGGTAGCGCATTGTAATTGTATTGATAAATGGTTGCACTATTACAACCACTCAATATCATCAGGGGCAACCTCTTTGATTAGGTCATAATCCAGATATGACTCAACCCTAAGCCTCGCAATCTCAACGTATTCTTCTTCACGCTCAATGCCTATGAACTCGAACCTCTCCAGCTTGGCGGCTACCCCCGTTGTTCCACTTCCCATGAATGGATCAAGAACTATCCCCCCTGGAGGGGTAACGAGTCTGCATAGATAGCGCATCAAATCCACAGGCTTGACAGTAGGATGGAAATTTTTCTTCTTGTTACTTCTTTCGTTACCTGAACCTGTGAGCATCTTCCCACCATCAAGTGATGATTGATGACGGCCTATCGTTTGTTCTTCCAGGTCCTCACATCCCTTGTTGCGCTCAGACCTACTCGCCTTCGGGCAATAGAAGAACCGTGATGCACCGCCGTTGTCGTTAAATCCTCTTTCCGTATCAAAGGATGAATCTCCTGTGCCGAAAACATCCGAATCATTGAATCCTACCCCTCTTTTGGATTTGACGGATTTCAAATCCCCGCTTTGCTCATCAAGCATAGCACCGGCTTCTTCGTCAAGGATGACGTTCGCGGGCCAACGGCCATTCGGTGATGGTCCGGCCTCATTCCCTTTTGCTCTCGTGAATATATCTCCGGTGTTACTATCGAAGTCCTTGCGTGTTATCATAGGATCATCATGGTTTATCCGGCATCCATCAATG